ACGTTTAGTAGACAAAGAAGATAACTCAGAAGGTATATATCAAACAATATTTCATAAAAGTTTTGATGGTGACGGCAAAGTCCCAGCATACGCTAAGTTCGAGTTAATGAACGGATACGAGGATTATCCCGTAATAGTTACTAAACTATCCGAAGATAGCAAGCGGTTATATGATGCACAAACAGTACCAAACCTTCTCCGAGGAATACAGAACCAAGTTAAGGTTGAGCGAGATTCTCGCATTGATAGAAATAGCATATCAACCCTTCCTCCAATCCTTCATCCTGTAGGACAAGCACCAACTGATTGGGGTCCCGGAAGAATGATTCCTTACCGCCGTAAAGGTGATTTGGATTTTGCTCCGGCACCTATGTACAATTCCGGATCCGTAGAGATGGAACAAACATTAGAACGTTTGGCAGATAAGTTAGTAGGATTAGACGAAGGATCACAAATGAGTACAACTCGTTTACAGTTCCTTACAAATAAATTTTTATCTCACGTATCTGAAGTTCTTAAGATGGCCTTTAAATGCTATCAAAGATTTGGAACGGATAGCATTTTCTTTAGAGTAACAGGAGTACCCGATTCATTACAAATGAGTAAAGGTGATCCTAATGAAAATTTTGACATTATAGTAAATTATGATGTGTTAAATTCGGATCCACAAATTACTGAACAAAAGATTGAAGCATTCAAAGCATTGACTCAATTAGATCCAAGTGGGCGTATTAACATTGATAGTTTATTAGAAGTAGCAGCTTCAAGTATTGATCCAGTATTATCTGATGCTATATTACAACCAGCAGAAGCTGCACAAGAACAAGTAATGAAAGATGTTACTGATGATCTAGCTAAGATATACTCCGGTATTGAAATGCCAGCTAGACCAAATGGTGGACAAGTAGCTTTACAAATGATTGAACAATATTCTTCACAACCAGACATTGGACAGCGTTTACAAACAGACCAAGCATTTGCAGCTCGTTTGCAAAAATATGCTGGACAATATACGTTCCAAATGCAACAAATGCAGAATGCTGAGATCGGCCGCATAGGAACTGCACCGGCTCAGATGGGAGAAGTTCAAACACAAGCAATGCCACAACAATAGATGACACTAGATCAAGATTTAAAAGCACTAGCAAATCACGAGCACTTTGCTCGTTTTATACAAGTCATACACAGACTTAGAGAAGAAACACTATCTGAAATGCACAATGCTGACTTTGATAAGTTGCAGCAAGTTTCCGGTAGAATAATAACGTACGATCAAATATTACAGATAGCAGATTGGGAATCATTACGAGTACGTCATTTAAATTCTTTAAACTAAGACACCTGTGTTATAATGCATTTATCGCCATCGCTCGGCGTTAAGGAGTGGAACAGTCAAATACTTATGTCAGAAGAAAACACAACGGCAGACGTTGAAGCCGACCAAAATACAACGGAAATAAACAATACTTCTGTTGAGCAATTTACTCAGCGGAGAGTCGGGTTACTTGATCCGGAACCTAGTTCTGAAACCGAGGAACCCAAAGATAGCTCTGAAGGTGAAGAAGAAACTGCAACATTAGCTGAAGAATCAAATGAAGAAGCAGCTGAAGAAGCAGTAGAAGAAGCACCCCAAGGAGATGTTCTTTCACAGTTGGATATAAATAACTTATCAGAGGATGAACTCAGAGAGTTGTCTGAAAAACTTGGTAGTAGAGCTGTAGCAAGATTCGGTGAGATGACTGCTGCACGTAAAGCTGCTGAAGAAAAAGCAGCACAGCTTGAAGAGATGCTACATCAAAAACATCAAGACTTACTAAAGCGTGAAGTTCAAAACAATCCTTTTTCTGATTTAGATACCTTGGAAAAATTACAAGATAAAGCAGAAGAGATTGATAACACAATTGAATGGGCCGAAGAGGTTTTGTTTGAAAGCGATGATTACTCTGCCGATGATGTAGTTACTGAAGTAGATGGAAAGGAATTAACCAAAAAGGAAATACGTAAAGCATTATTAAATGCACGTAAAGCCCAAAAGGAATACATTCCGGATCAGTTAAGCAAACTAAAAGTACGTTCAAGCGGAAGACAATTGCAACAGCAATATGATTCAAAAGCAAGAACTGAATTAGATTGGTTACGTGAAGGAGATAATCCTATTAAGGAAAAGTTCTTTAATACGCTACGTGACCCTCAATATAATAAGATGAAAGAAATCTTGGATAAAGAACTTCCACAGGTTTCTGGACAACTTGAGTATATGTTTGCTCACGCTGCCAACAGCATCTATGGACGTAAACTAATCAGTGAAACAGAACCAAAAGCTACAAAAGCTACTGGTAAATCACCATCACTAACTCCTACTAAAACGGGTAGTACATCTGCTGCTAAGTCAGAAAAACCAACTAACAAGACATCTGTCGCTATCAAAGATCTCCAAGAACGATTTGCAAAATCCGGAAGTGCAAGTGATTTCGCTGCCTTAAGAAAACTACAAATGCAAAACCGATAACAAATAAATTCTTAATACAATGTCATTTTCAAATACATTTGATACTACTAATCCGGGATCGGCTGTTTCTAACCGTGAGGACTTGTTAGATGTCCTAACAATCCTTGCACCAGAAGAAACACCTGTCCTTTCTTCCGCCAACAAATCTAAAGCATCAAGCACATTTGTTGAGTGGACTGTTGATAGCCTAGATGCACCAAGCACAGCTGGTGTTTCAGAAGGTGCTGACGTAACTACGTTTACTGACAAATTCGCTGGACGTGCACGTCTTGGTAACTACATTCAAAAGTTCCGCAGAGACTATATGGTTTCTGATTTACAGGAGTCTGTTGATTCAGTAGGACCAGCTAAGATCGCACAAGCAGAAGCTAAAGCAATTCGTGAGTTAAAACGTGACGTTGAAGCTACTTTAATCTCAAACAACGATCGCTCTGTTGAAAACGGTGCTGGTCAATCATACGGCCTTCGTGGTCTAGGTGACTGGATCGATGCAGCTGGACCAACTGATGTACCATCTGATTTCCGTACACCAACCGGTTCTATTCACGACACTGGTGCTTTTGATGAAACTGTTCTTAACAACCTCATCACAAGTATCTATCGTGTAACTGGTTCAACTAACAACTTACAGTTAGTTGCTGACACAGCTCTTCGCCGTAAGATCAGCGACTTCGCTCGTCTTGGTGACCAAGGTACAACAATTCGTAACGTTAACTACAATGGTGGCGATGCTAATATCAAGTTATCTGTTGAAATGTATCAGTCAGATCACGGTGTTATCTCAATCATCAATATGAACCCAGATTGTGCTCCAGATACAGCTGCTAAAGATACTGGTTATATCATTAACCCAGAATACTTTGGTGTTGCTGAGTTAATCCCAATGGGATCTACACGTCTACCTAACTTAGGTGGTGGTGAGCGTGGATTCGTTGATTGTGCTCTTACATCTCTAATGTACCACCCTGGTGCTCACGGTAAAATCACAGCAATAGCTTAACAATAGGAGGTAAAATATTATGTCACGTTTAACTATAAATGAATCCGCTAACGGATACACAGACAAAATCATCTTAACTCCCGGCGATTTCACTACCGCTGCTGGTAACTCAACTACTCAAGTTGATATTCCAGTTGCTATTGGTGATGTCATTGATGGAGCAGCAATGCAAATCACAGAAGCATTCAGTGTTAATCACAACATTAAAGTTGGATACGATGCTGATGTAACTGCTGGAGCTGCTGTAACAGAAGCATTTATTGCTAACAAAGCATCTAATGCAACTTCTACTGCTGTTAATACAGGTAGCCATCTTGATGATGGTGGTGATGCAAACAACACTCGTGTTGTTGCAACAGGAGCTGGTAACATTACTATTATCAGTGCGGGCGACTTATCAGTATCTACATCTGGTAAAATCGTTTTACAACTAAGCATTAAACGAATCTAACGATTAATCTTATTTTAGGTTGGGGGGCGAAAGCCCCCGGCCTTTTATTTATGACTGAAATAATTACAAATCTTCCTCGCAGTTTCACAGATGGTGAAATTGATCAAGCCTTTATCAATGAAATCAAGAGTGGTTTTAAGTTAGAAAAAGAAACCGAACACTTACGTGTTAATCAAGCTCGCAAGG